GCTGTCCACCAATCAAATTTACGGGTTTTAGACCGTAAGGTGCGGCTGTTGATGCCATAATAATATCTCCTTAAAAAATTATCTTTTGCCTTTAGACGTAGTAGATTTTTTATCAGAGAATAACGGCATTCTAGGGTCATTCTGTCTCATCAGGTTGTTATCTACAGCCTGTTCCTGAGCTTTGGCTTTTTCCCTGTAATATTCATTTCTCTGGTCTACCATTTCCTGTGGCATTTTACATAATAGCAGTCCACCAACCTCTATACCGTCCTTGAATCTTGAGTTAGGGTCTGCTGGTAAATTTACTTCTGGGTGGTCTGAATGTTTCACAGGCTCCCAGCCTTCACGCATACGTGAGGACACATTTAGATTATCAGCCTCATTAACTATAGAAGTCCTAACCCAACGATACGCCCAACCAGGTTCATGGTTGATTTCTGGTAAAGTTGAACGAGGTTCCCACACTTTATTTCGAACATCAGTTTCTTCACGTTTTACCGCTTCTCTACTTGTACGACTTTTAGCTTTATCCATTTGTATTCTCCGTTTTAATTAGTTCGCGTGCATATTGCTCTGGTGTTAGCTTGAATTTCTTTGCTAAAGCTAACTGTGTTTTTGTCAATCTAACCTTTTTTGGGCCAGTTGACCTTGTTGCTGGAGCAACTACAGTTGAAGGTTTGCGTTGGGCAGGTTTTGCCTCTTCCAACGAATCATCTCCCCCAAAATTTTCAGGGAATCGTTTTTGCATAGTACTATCAATACTACGATAATATTGGTCAGAAGATGGGTCTACCCCACTTTTGACTAATTTTTCATGCAGTCCTAATGCCAATGAAGTCATTTCTTCATCCTGCCCAAACCATTTGTTTTTCTCTTGCCATGCAAGAGCTTTTGCATCTGGCTGTGGAGCTGTTGGTCTAACTGTATCTTGCCCTGAAGATACCGCATTTTCTCCAGTTTGTAAAGTCTCTTTAGTATATAAAGGTTTTCTTTCTTGTGTTTGACCTAACTTAAATTGAGCGTCATTCATTTTAGTTTGAGCCTGCATTAACTTTTCACTATCACCCATATCATAAGCATCTTTATATTCTCTTTGAGCAATAGTCAAATCACTTTGATATCTTGCTTCAAGAGTTTTAAGATAATCTTCTTCACCTGTTGAAAGTGTCTCTTTAAGCTTTTTGTTTTCTTGCATTTGAAGTGCAGCTATTCTTTCAGCTTCTTTTTCACGTCTTTGAGAAGCTTCTTTTTCACGTCTTTCATCGTGATAAGCTTTTTTAAGTTGAGCCATACGTTGTTTTACTCTATCTGAATATTCATCTAAATTATCAGCTTCAAGCTCTTCTTTAATATCCTCAGGTAAAGGGTCTCTATTTCTGTCAGCTTTTGGAGTGTCATCTTCAATCTCAATTTCAAAATCTAACTCTCCTTGCACAGGTTCGGCTTCTTTTTTAGCCACTTCTACCTCACCTGTCCTCTCCTCAGAAGCAACTTTTTCAGCTTTGCTAGCCTTTACCTCAACTTCCTCTCCCTCCATTTCTAATTCATTAGGGATTTCATTGATTATCTTTGCCATGTTTGCTCTCCATGTTATGCACGTTCGTAGCCACGTGGGTCATCCACTACAGCTTCTACTGTGTCGTCATTAATAATGCGAAACTCTTGTCCATGTATCTTGATTCGAGTTCCAGAATATGCCCTTGTTATAACAAAGTCTCCTTCTTTACACCAAGGACCTGTAGGGAATCGCTGTTCATCTTTATAAGCCATATCTCCTAACTTCATTACAAATAAAACCACAGTTGAATGTTCTTCAATAGTCTTGGTTTTATCAGATTTAATTAACCCACTGTCATATGCTTCATCTACCTGCGGGACCATGCATAATATGCGATAGCCTTGAACATCAGGTAACTGAGTGGGTTTAGTTTCATCTACCTCTGGCTTAGGGACACCTATCGGTGCACCAGATGCAGATACTATTTCTTTGATTGGGGTTTGTATTTCACTCATCGTCTTCCTCCATGTTTCTCATCATAGAAGCAATAAGACCTTGAGCTATTTGAAAACCTCTGATAACACCACATGCGTGCATGTATTGTGCATATTCTTCGGCTCTACCTTGTGCCATATCATCTTTCATGCGTTGTTCTTCTTCGCCTAATTGATTAGCGAGAATCTTTAACTCTTCCATTGCTCTCTCCTTTTGCGTTTATTTACGTTTCTTCTCTCTGTCGTTTTACGGCTTCGGCACCTAACTTAGTACCTTCCATAAATTCTTTTGCATCCAACTCTTTCTGTTGGCTGACTGCGTCAGCACCAAGTTTGGCACCAGCGATTCTTTCTTGTGACTCCATTTTTGCTTTCTCTAATTGGAGTCTTGCTGCGTCTATAGCAGAGTCATCATTCATTTTCTTAGCTTTTGCTTGAGCTTCCATTTGTTTAATTTGAAGCTCTTGTTGCTGTATTTGTATTAATGGGTCCTGTTGTTGCTGTTGATTCTTTTGTTGTTGAACTTCTGCAGTATTTTTTTGTAATAGCTGTTCACCTGCTTTAGCAACAAGTCTAGATAGTTCAACTTCCACATCCTCTGGTAACACTTCTTCTGGCGGAGGTAGTGGAGCTCCAAGTTCTTCTTCAACTTTTTGTCTATATAAGAACGCCATGTGTTCTGCTATATGAGCTTCCATAGCTGCATATATTTTTTGTGCGTTAGGGCTTTGCCCAATCATCTCTGCTATTTTAGGGTCTTTTATAAATGCCATATGAGCTCTAATATGTGCTTCATGGTCTTGATAAATAAACGCCTTAACAGGTTTACCATTAAGAATATCCATATTTTCTGAAATAGGATTTCTAGGTTTCATATTATCTTTTTGTGGTATTAATTTTTCTGCATTTTTAACACCAAGCACATCTAACATTTGACGATTAAGTTCTACCATATCATATATGTTTGGGTTTGCTTGTGCTAACTGCATGACCGCTTGATATTGAACTACTTTTTGTGACATGGTTGCAGCGTTAGGGTCACTAACAGGTATAACTTCTACCTTATCGTAATCACTTTGTTTAGCCATTCTTGAACCTCTTTCAGGCGTATAGGCGTAATCAGGAGGAGTAAAATCTCTAATGATACCCTTAAGTAATTTAAACTCTTGTCGCATAGCATAATGAATACGACTTTGCACCGCAGACATAACTTTTAATGTTCTTTCTAAAATAGCAAGTGTTGTTCCTACAGGAGCATTGGCTGACATATCAGAAACTTTTAAGTCAGCTGCACTTGCAAATCTTCTACCCTCATCAATAATTTGGTTCATAAGTTGATTAAGAACTTGACTTGGCTCTTTATAAGGGAGTGGTAATATATTATCTCTAATACTACCTGATGGCACATCTACATCTCTAAACTCAGCAGGAGATATCGGTGTTTCATCTCCTTTGATTCTAAGTCCTCTAGACTTGAACCCGCCTGGTAAATTAGATAGTGTACCTGCATCTACTAACTGTCTTAATATCATAGTACCTGATTTAGCAAACGCACCTATCAGATGTATTAAACCAAAATGGTAAAAACCAAAACCAGGAACATAACCATAGTGCACAAAGTGTTGGCGTTTTTGTTTAGTTTTATCGTCTTGACTATAGTTACGCCTAATAGATAAAACTGTATTTGTGCTTTTTTCTATAGTTACTACATATGGCAAAGCAATACCTGTCTCTTTGCCCTTTTTGTCTTTATCTTCATAACCCTCTAAGTCAAGGTCAACATGCATTTCTAATATTTTAAATCGACTATCAGTAGTTGCACTAAAGCCCATCTTCTCAGCAATCTTCTTCTCTACATCATCTAAATCGTAAGTTGGTTCACCTAAGTCTATATCTCTATAGAATCCTCCAACCTGTAACTTACGTAAATCATTTCCTGTCTTACGCATGACATGAGTAACCCTTTCTGCTGTTTCTAAATCTGAAGCACCATATGGTACAACGATATCTTCAGCTGGAACATACATAGACACTTGGCGTTCTAAACTAGGGTCATAGTAAACTTTCTTAAATGCATTACCTGCAAGACCTAAACCCCATAACATTCTCTCATGCTCTGGTCTATATTCTGTCATCTTCTCAGTTAATTGATAGTTCATGTTCTCTTGAACACGGGCTGCTGCATCTTTACACTCTTCAGTTTCTTTACCAATGATTTGTGTCTTTACTGGGCCCGCTGCTGGAAATGTTTCGGTCATAGTTTCTGCTTGGAACTTGACAAGAGTTTCTGTTAATAGTGGGTGGTAGACATTACATGCTCCTTCCCATGGTTCACTTCTATCTTCTAGTTTTAAACCTAAAAGGTCTAGTCCATCTACATAAGTATCTAACCAATCTTTTCTTGAACTTACATCACCTGAATAATCTTCTATTAAATCATTTGCTAACTTATCAAGTAAGTCATCTTCCATATCTTCAGCAAGATTTTTATTAAACTCATCATCATCCATACGGTCTGGGTCAATGTTAATCTCCGTACCACCCATATTGATGCTAACTTCGTCTGGGTCTACAATTTCAATTTCTAAATCAGGCTCATCTTGAGCCAGCTCTTCCATACTTTTTGGAGCTTCGTATAAACCCTTATCGACATCTGCCATAATTTTTTCCTATAGTATACAAATGATTACTAACACTACTAGCACTGCGTTTATTATTAGATTGTATTTAGTGTGGGCTTTCTTTAGCCATTTAATTTTATCTCTTATAAATTGATATAACATAATTATCTCCGTTGTTAAATAACATA